GCGACGAAGTCTTCGCCCGGTTTCAGCGAATCGTACAGCGCGCCCGACGATTGCCGAGACGGCGGCTCGTCTTTGACCGGCGACTCGTCAAGCGACCGAAAGACCGCGAGCAGCGCTTCGCGCTCGTCGACGGTCAGCGACACGATCGAGGCGAAGCCGCCTTCGACGAACTCATACGGAACGCCGCTCTCATGCACGCATGCTGGCGAGCCCGGTGCGACCGCATAGCTGCCCTCGCCGCGTGTCTCGACAAGGAGATTCTTGGCGCCCTCGTGACGCGGCTCATGCTGACATCGTGTGACGTCGCAATGCGCGAGCTTGCGCGCCGGCTCCGATGAATCGGAACGGAACGCGACGTGCCATCCGCGCGTCGTCCGCACTGTGTATCCCGCGACAACGCGGTCGAAGATGTTGCCGACGCCCATCTCCTCGGCAGCACGCCGCCCTTTGTCGAGGCCGTCGCGCGTCTCGATGTCGATGATCTCGAGCCCGCCCGAAACGCGGCCGCCGATGATGCCAATCGCACGACCCGCAAAGCGGTGCCGCGCTTCATCCTCGCCCATCGGCTTCTGCTGCCAGTGCCCCCATTTCACAACCGCTGGGCTTTTCGTCCCGTCGAGCACAATCGGCAGCACGCTGATGCCCGCCGCGAGCGCTTCTAGCGCCGCCTGGACGGCAGGGTCCACACTCTCAGCCGCGCTCATTTCGTCTCCTGGGTCATCGAGACGAACGTCTGCCCCTTGTGCTGAACGATCTCAAGGCACGACAGATGCGGGCAATCCTCGCACCGGAATCGAATGCGAGTCACGTCACGGCGCGTCGCCTTTTCGCTTGCAAACGCCGTGGATATGCCGGCCCGGTCGACGTGCACCCTAAGCGGCTCCGCTTCGCTTTCGCGCTTCCGCATCACGACCACGGTCTCGATCTGATGGATGCAATCGCCACCGCACGCCGGACATACGAGCACGTTCTCGCCGCCTTGGCGCAATAATCCCAACTCTGCTACATTCATTTCGCTGCTCCTTTTGAAGCCCCGCGCCTGGTCGGCAAACCGCGCGGGGCTTCGTCTATACTAGCCCGCCCGCGTCATCGCAACAGCAGCTCATCAAGCGACAGGTCCAGCACTTTCGCGAGCTGCGCGAGCTGCTCGACGCTCGGCGCCGCGTACCCGCGCTCCCATTCTGAGATCCTGGCGAGATGCACGCGCGGCGTGAGCGCCTCGGCGACGTCCGACTGACGCAGCCCGACGAGTCGACGCGCGCGACGTAGCTGCGCGCCGAGCCGCGCGCGAAAGTCCGGGGTGGTAATCATGACGAAAAGCCTACCGTCCGCGCGCAATCGCGCCAGCGCGGAAAGAAGTTTAGCAGAACGCTTGACCGTTAGCGTGGCTGCGTATATAGACTCTCTCGTCGCCGGTTGATTCCGAGCGACGACACGCCCGCACGATACACAGACACGAGGCGACACCATGACCGACGCACCGATTCTTCCCCCCGACGCCCTCACCGCGCTCGTCGAGCTCGCGCACAAGTGGGACAGCCGCGTGCGGCTGTCGTACAGCGAGCGTCAGTACATCTGCTGCGTCCTGAGCCGGCGCGGCGAGATCGCGCACGCATACGCGCAGCGCAAGACTGTCACCGAGGCCGTCGAGGCCGCGTGGGAACAGCTTGAGGAAGCCGAGATGCGGCATCTCGATTTCGTCGACGATAACGAATGCCCGTCATGCTACGGCAGCGGCGGCGGCCCCGACCTGGCCCTTCGCTGCTGGCATTGCAGCGGCACCGGCGTCCGCATCGGCGACTGACACCGACGAGCACTCTCACGAGTGCTCTGCCGTGAGAGCACGAGCCGCGCGCGGGAATCACCCTCCCCTTGACCCGCGCGTCCCCCCTTCGCCGCTCGTGCTCTCACTGCAGCGCATTTTCAAAGGAGGACAGCAATGGCATTCAATCTCGCAAGCATTCGTCGCGGACCTCAGTCCCTTCCCCCGCGCATCGTCATTTACGGCGAGCACGGGCTCGGCAAGTCGACCTTCGCGGCCGGCGCACCTGCGCCCATCTTTATCCAGACCGAGGACGGGCTCGCGTCGCTCGACGTCGCGTCTTTCCCGCTCGCCGCGCGTCACGAAGACGTGCTCGAAGCGGTCGGTGCGCTCTATGCCGAGGAGCACGAGTATCAGACGGTCGTGCTCGACTCGCTCGACTGGGCCGAGAAGCTCATCTGGAGCTACGTCGCGCGTCGCGCGGACAAGCAGAGCATCGAAGATTTCGGCTACGGCAAAGGCTATCAGCACGCCGCCGAGGCGATGGGCGAGCTCTTGGCCGGTCTCAACGCGCTTCGCACCGAGCGCGGCATGGCGGTGATTCTCACGGCGCACGCGCAGGTGCGGCGCTTCGATGACCCGACGTCGGCGAGTTACGACCGCTTCGAGCTTGCGCTCCACAAAGCCGCGAGCGCGCTCGTCTCGGAGTGGGCGGACGTCATCGCGTTCGCGACGCACGACACGATCGTCCGCACCGAGGAGGCCGGCTTCAACAAGCGACTCAAAAAGGCCGTCGCCAGCGACCGCGTTATACACGTCGAGCGCGCCCCCGCGTTCAACGCGAAGAACCGTTACGGGCTGCCCGCGAAGCTCCCGCTCTCGTGGGACGCCTTTTCCTCCGCGCTCGCCGACGCGCAGCGCTGAGCAACGCACCGACACCCAAGAAAGAGAGAAACGACAATGGCAGACCTCACCGGATTCAACGCAGAGGAAATCGAAGTCAGCACGTCTTACGACGCCATCCCGCCCGGCTGGTACCCAGCCGTCATCACTGAGTCCGAGATGCGCGAGACGCGCGCGGGCACGGGTCAGTATCTGGCCCTGACCCTCGAGCTGGTCGACTGCGCGTATGCGGGTCGCAGGGTCTGGACGAACCTCAATCTTCACAACCCCAATCCCAAGGCGGTCGAGATTGCTCAGCGCGACCTTGCCAGCATCTGCCGAGCGATCGGCATCATGCAGCCCCGCGACAGCGAGGACCTGCATTTCCGCAAGCTCGAGGTAAAGCTCGCCATTCAGCGCGACAACCACGACAGAAACGAGTGCAAGGGCTACCGCGCCGTCGAGGGCGCCGCGCCAGCCGCTTCGAAGCCCGCTGCCGCGCCGAAGACCTCGACACCGCCGTGGAAGCGCTGAGCTGAGCTGACGAGGGAGAGACCGATGGCCGAGCTACCGTCACACATGCCCACCGTCGAGGCGATCTTCCGCTCTTACGAAGAGCGCGCTCGTCACGACGCATCACGCGGCCACCTCGGCGGCTCGTCCATCGGTCACTCCTGCTCGCGGTATTTGTGGCTCGGCTTTCGCTGGGCCTTTCGCTCGTCTTTCGACGGGCGCGTGCTGCGCCTCTTTCAGACCGGGCACCTCGAAGAGCCGCGATTGATCGAGGACCTTCGACGCATCGGCGTCGAGGTGCTCGACAAAGACCCCGAGACCCGCCGCCAGTGGCGCTGCACGGCCGTCGGCGGGCATTTCTCCGGCAGCCTCGACGCGGTGCTGCATGGCTTGCCGCGCGCGCCGAAGACGTGGGCGCTCGCCGAGTTCAAGACGCACAACGCCAAGTCCTTCCGCGCGCTCCAGCAGAAAGGCGTCGAGCGCCACAAGCCCCAGCACTGGGCGCAGGTGCATACGTACATGGGCCTCGCCGGGCTCGAGCGGTGCCTCTACCTCGCCGTCTGCAAAGACTCGGACGCGCTCTACGAAGAGTGGATTCACTTCGACGCAAAGGTCCACGAGCGCATGCTCGACCGCGCGCGCTCGATCATCACCGCTACCGAGCCGCCCCCGCGCATCTCCGACGACCCGCTCTATTACGAGTGCGGCTGGTGCGACGCGAAAGACCTCTGTCACGACAACGAGCTCGGCGAGCCTCCGCGCGTCGCGGACGTGTCGTGCCGCACCTGCTGCTATGCGACGCCCGAAGTCGACGACAGCGACGCGGCGCGCTGGACGTGCGCGCAGACCGGCGGCGAGCTCACGCTTGCCGAACAGGCTCGCGCGTGCGGCGAGCACCTCATGATTCCGCCGCTCGTGCCCTGGGCCGAGCCGGTCGACTCGGGGGACGGCTGGGTGCTCTATCAGCTCAGACGCAAAGACGGCGCGCGCTTCGCGAACGTGGGTCGGACGTCGATTGCGCCGCTCGACGTGCCGCAGCTTGATTCGCGTGCGCTCGCGGCGGCGACGCCGGGGACGGTGCTCGATGAAAACGGAGGGAAAGATGACTGACTATCAGACATGGCTGGCGGGCCGATCGCGCATAGACGAGCCCGATGGGATTCATGGGGCCACGCTTCCAAATGCGCTCTTTGCGCACCAGCGCGACATGGTTGAATGGGCGCTTGCCCGAGGTCGCGCGGCAATCTTCGCCGACACCGGCCTTGGGAAGACGCTGATGCAGACCGCGTGGGCAGACGTGGTCGCATCGCGCGGGCGCGTGCTCATCCTGGCGCCGCTCGCGGTAGCCGAGCAGACCGTGCGCGAGGCGCGGCGCTTCGGAATCGAGTCGGTGTATCGCCGCGCAGACGCGGGCGACCGCATCACGGTCACAAATTACGAGATGCTCGAGCACTTTGACGCGTCGACGTTCGTAGGCGTCGTGCTGGACGAGTCGAGTATCCTGAAGAGCTTCACGGGTCGCACGCGAAACGCGCTCATTGACGCGTTCTCGCGCACGCCGTTCAAGCTCGCGTGTACCGCGACGCCGGCGCCAAACGACTTCACGGAGCTCGGCAATCACGCCGAATTCCTCGGCATCCGCTCGCGCGTCGAGATGCTCTCAGAGTACTTCGTCCACGACGGCGGCAGCACTCAGGACTGGCGCTTAAAAGGCCATGCGCGCAATGCATTCTGGCAGTGGGTCACGTCGTGGGCGGCGCTCGTGAAGCGCCCGAGTGACCTGGGCTACAGCGACGATGGCTTTGCGCTTCCGCCGCTGACGCACGAGGAGCTTGCAATCGCCGTCGATCACGAGGACGCCAAGGCCGTCGGCAGGCTATTCCTCGACGACGCGCGCACGCTGTCCGACCAGCGCGATACGCGGAAGGCAACGCAGTCCGCTCGCGTGCGTGCTATCGCCAATGCAATCGCGACCGAGCCCGACGAGCCCGCGCTCATCTGGGGCGAATACAATGCAGAATGCGACGCGCTGGAAGCGGCCATTCCTGGGGCCGTGCAGGTCGCAGGGTCGGATTCGCCCGACGAAAAGGCGCGCAAGCTACTCGCGTTCGCGGACGGCGAGATTCGCGCGCTCGTCACGAAGCCGAGCATCGCCGGATTCGGCCTGAATTGGCAGCACTGCGCGCGCGTTTACTTTGTCGGAGCGTCGCACTCTTACGAGCAGACGTATCAAGCGATCCGCCGATGCTGGCGATTCGGTCAACAGCGCGCGGTGGTCGTGCGCACATGCGTCGCCGAGACCGAGCGCGCCGTGATTTCTAACCTTCGCCGCAAGCACGATGACGCGGAGGAGATGGCGCGACAGATGCTCGAACACGTCAGTCGAGCAGCATACGCGACCCGCAGCGGCGCGCGCCGCATGTGGAACGACTATCAACCCACGATGACGATGGAGGTGCCGTCATGGCTCAAGTGATGGATCAGCAGATTGGGGAGAACTACGCGATCTACAACGGCGACTGCGTCGAGCTCGTGCGCGGGCTGCCCGACGAGAGCGTTCACTACAGCGTCTTCTCGCCGCCGTTCGCTTCGCTGTACACGTACAGCGCAAGCCCGCGGGACATGGGCAACTGCGCGGACGATGACGAGTTCTTCGAGCACTTCGCGTACCTCGCGACCGAGCTTCACCGCGTGCTCAAGCCCGGCCGACTCGTGAGCATGCATTGCATGTTGATGCCTACGTCGAAGGCGCGCGACGGCTTCATCGGACTGCGCGACTTCCGAGGCGACCTCATCCGTGCCATGCAGCGCGCCGGATTCGTCTTTCACTCCGAGGTCGTTATCTGGAAAGACCCTGTCACCGCGATGCAGCGCACGAAGGCGCTCGGGCTGCTCCACAAGCAGCTCAAGAAGGACTCGTGCATGTCGCGACAGGGCGTGCCGGACTACGTCGTGACGATGCGCAAGCTCGGAGACAACCCCGAGCCCGTGTCGCACACGAACGAGACGTTTCCGGTTCAGTCGTGGCAGAAGTACGCTTCGCCCGTCTGGATGGACATCGACCCAAGCGACACGCTGCAATATCGCAGCGCGCGCGAGCATGACGACGAGCGCCATATCTGTCCGCTCCAGCTCGAGGTTATCCGGCGCTGCCTTCGCCTCTGGAGCAACCCCGGCGACAACGTCCTGTCGCCGTTCGCCGGCATCGGCAGCGAGGGCTACGTCGCGCTTCAGGAGGGCCGCCGATTCGTCGGGTGCGAGCTCAAGCGCAGCTACTACGAACAGGCCGCGCGCAATCTCGCGTCGATCGACAATGGCGGCGACCAGCTGCGGATGTTCTGAGGGAGACGAGACATGAAATTCACGATTCAGCAGCAAGAATTCGCGCGCATCGTGGCGCGCGCATCCGGCGCCGCAGACCGCAAGGCGACGATGCCGATCCTCGGCACCATCCGACTCGGCGCGGATGCGGGGGTCACGGCGTCCGCCACGGACCTCTACATTGGCACCGATGCCACAGCGCAAGCGGATGTTACTGAACCTGGCGCGGCGTGCGTGACCGCGAAGACGCTCGGCGACGTGGTACGCGCGCTCCCGCATGGATCGGTCAACGTCACGTACTTCAAAGGCGCGCTGGAGCTCCGCTCCGGCAAGAGCAAGTACAAGCTCGCGACCATCGACGCCGACGACTTCCCCGCGCGCGAGACGCCGGACGGCGCCGAGTGGTGGGCCGTGCCCGGCGCAGACCTGTCGAGCGTGCTCGCGTCGAGCGCGTTTGCCGCGTCGGCCGACGAAACACGTCCGCACCTTGCGGCGGTGCTACTCGAATCGCGCGGCGGCAGGCTGCGCGGGGTATCCACCGACGGGCACCGTCTCGCGATTGCAAGCATTGCCGTCGATGCGCCAGATGCTCGCGCACTGGTGCCGTCGCGTGCCATTGCTGAGATTCGGCGGCTGTCCGATGTCAGCGAGTCGGTCGACGTGGCAGTCGTGGGTGACGTGATCTTCGCACGCGCCGACGGCACCACGATTGGCGCGAAGCTGGCCCAAGACGCATTCGTGCCATATGAGAAGGTGATCCCGTCCAAGCACGCGCGCGAGGTGCGCATTCTACGCGAGGACGTGATGGCTGCCATCAAGCGCGTCGCGCTGCTCGCGGCGGACAAGAGCACCGGCATCCGCGTCGAACTGGGACCTGGCGCTCTCACGCTTCGTGGAGTCAACGAGCGCGGCGAGGCTGTCGAGGAGCTGTCAGCGGACTACGCCGGCAAGGCGTGGTCGACTGGAGCGAATGCGCGCTACCTGCTCGACGCGCTGGGAGCCATGCGCACGGAGGACGTTGCCGTGAAATGCGGCGACGAGCTCGCGCCGATGCTCATCGAACAAGCGTCATCGCATGACGTCGAGGTCATGTGCATTGTCATGCCGATGAGGATTTGATGTGACCTTCGAGCTCCGCTGGTACCAGCGCGCCGCAGTCGACCGCGTCATCGCGTATTTCGAGGCGGGCATGACGGGTAATCCCTTGATCGTGCTCCCGACCGGCGCGGGCAAGTCGATCGTCATCGCAGCCTTTGTGCGCGAAGTGCTCTCGCGCTGGCCGGGCGAGCGATTCTTGATGCTCACGCACGTCCGCGAGCTCGTGGAGCAGAACGTCGCGAAGCTCGAGGCGCTACTCCCATTCGGCTCGGTGGGCGTCTACTGCGCCGGGCTCGGTCGAAAGGAGCTCGGTGCGCCCGTGACGGCCGCGTCGATTCAAAGCGCGATTCGACCCATCGAGACTGGCGACCTCGACGCCGACCTCGTGCTCATCGACGAATGCCACCTCGTGCCGAAAGCCGGCGAGGGTCAGTATCGCACCGCAATCGAGCAGCTCCGCGCGCGCAACCCTCACCTGCGTGTGATCGGCCTGTCGGCCACGCCCTACCGCACCGACACCGGGCTTCTCACCGAGGGCGACGGTCGCATCTTCACCGACGTCGTGATCGACGTCTCGATCCCGCGATTGATCCACGAGGGCTTTCTCTCGCCGCTCCGCAGCAAAGGCAGCCGCGTCGAGGCCGACCTCGAGAACGTCACCGTGCGCGCCGGAGATTACGCGCCTGGCGAGCTCGAAGCCGCGATGCTCGGCGGCGACCTCGTGCCGCGCGCAGTCGACGACATCATGCGCCACGCCGCCGACCGCTCGCGATGGCTCGTCTTTGCCAGCGGCGTGAGCCACGCGCTCGCCGTCGCCGCAGAGCTCGACGCGCGCGGCGTCGCAGTCGCCTGCGTCTTCGGCGAGACGCCGACCGCCGAGCGCGATGCGACGATTGCCGCATTCAAGCGCGGCGAGCTCCGCGCGCTCGTCAATGTCGGCGTGCTCACGACCGGCTTCGACGCGCCGGAGACCGACTGCGTCGTGCTCTTGCGTCCCACGAAATCGCCGGGGCTTTACTACCAGATGACCGGTCGCGGCTTCCGCATCGCGCCCGGCAAAGCGGACTGCCTCGTGCTCGATTTCGGCGGCAATGTGCGCCGTCACGGCCCGGTCGACCGCATCCGCGTTGACGGCGGCAAGGGCGGCTCGAAGAAGCCCGCGCCCGCGCCGGTGAAGACGTGCCCCGAGTGCGACGAATATGTTGCGCTCAGCGCTCGCGAGTGCGCGTGCGGGTACGAATGGCCGCGCGAAGAGCGCAAGCATGACACCCGCGCGGATGACGTCGCGATTCTCGGCGGCGAGAAGACGAGCGATTGGCTCGACGTCGACGGGGTCAAAGCGGTGCCGCATCTCTCGCGGTCCAGCGGCATGACGACGTTGCGCGTCGACTACCTCTGCGGGATGCGACGCTTCTCGGAGTATGTCTGCCTTGAGCACGAGGGCTTCGCGCGCCGCAAAGCAGAGCAATGGTGGCGGCGCCTGGTCGGACCCGGCGACGTGCCGACGAGCGCGGTCGCGGCCGCCGCGTGGCTGGCTGAGCGACCGCTGCGCGTGCGCCAGATTGAGGTGCAGCCCGACGGAAAGTACGAGCGCGTGACGGCGCACGTCAAAGAGTCGGAATTGGATTCTATTGGATTCCAAGAGCCTCGTGGCGACGTCGTATCCGGCATCGTCTTTTACGTGGCGTGTGTAGCCCCGCCAGGAGAGACTGGCTTTGCGGTTGGCGTGGTTCACATCGTCGATGGGAGATGCGTGGATGAGCAATCCATGTTTTTCGATAGTGTCGACGCAAACGCCGCGATGATTCGGGGCGTCGCTTGGGCTATTGAAAAAGCTCGCGACGCTTCAGCTACGATCGTCTGCAATCTACAATACGTCGAGCAGGCGCTCGTTTTGCCTGCAGAGGGCGCATACGAGGTCGAGCGTAGAATGCTCCGAGATGCCGCCCGTCGTCATCCTAGGACAAAGATTTGCATTCGATCTAAAGAGCCAATGCTCATTCGCGCGAAGCAGATTGCGAACGCGAGACGAAAGTCGCACGTCAAAGACGAAGGATGGTGTGATGGGTGACGGAAAACTTGACGCGCTAGTCTCGAAGCGCGCGCGCGAAATCGCTGAGCATTGCGGGCCGTTCGCGAGCCCTCACGAAATCTACGGCGTGCTCGCCGAAGAGCTTGACGAGCTCTTCGAGGTCGTGAAGCAGCGTGATTCGATGCGTTCGACCACCAAGCTCATCCGCGAGCTCGTCGACATCGCGGCCGCGTCGCTTCGCGCGGCGAACCAGCTCGCCGCGAGCCTCGACCACGAGATTACCGAGGCCGAGGTGCGGAATGCTTGACGAGGCGACCGAGCTTGTTGCGCGGCTCATGCGCGAGCGCGACGAGGCGCTGGCGGAGGTCGAGCGATTGCGGGCCGAGCTGAGTAGCGCCCGACCTGCGCCCCCGTCTCGCAGCAAGCGTCGTCACGAGGACGAGGACGCTTGGACGGCGATGTCGTACTACCGGCGGGCCGCATTCTGGCGCGCGCTGCGTGAGTCGCTGACAGAGCGATACGCCGAGCGTGGCGGCGAGTCACCGGCGCAGATGATCGCACTGCGCGAGCAGTGGCGCGACG